TAAAGGTTTAGTTGCTTATAGTGGTGCATCTAATGTAACACAAAATGCAAAAGGTGCTGGTAGTTTTAGAGATAATACAAATACAGTATTTACTTTTGTTGGAACTAAAGACAATATTTACAAATTAACATCAGGTACTTTTGCAAGTGTAAAAGGATCATGTACTGTTAGTGGTGGAGATACAGATTTTTTTACATTTACTCAATTTGGTCAATATGTAGTTGCAAGTAATGGTGTCAATCCTCCCATGTATTACTTAATGGGAACTTCAACTAACTTTGCAACACTACAATCATTAGTAACGTCTAGTGGATCAGGTACAGTACCAGCTAAATTTAAAGTTTCAGGTGTAATTAGAGATTTTTTAGTAACTGGTAATATAGAAAATGCAAAGAATAGAGTTGCATGGTCAGGAATTAACGATTTATCAACTTGGGAAGCTGGTGTTAGCTCATCAGATACTCAAGACTTACCAGGTTCTGGTGGTCAAGTTGTTGCGATCACTTCTGGAGAAGTTGGGTACGTTTTTAGAGAAGATCAAATAATTCGTATGGACTTTGTGGGTGGAAATGTAGTATTTCGTTTCTCAGTAATTTCACCAAACAGAGGAGCTGTTTATGGACAAACAGTTTGTCAAGACAATAGACAAGTTTTCTTTTACGCATCAGATGGATTTTTTCAAATCAATGGCGACCAAATTTTGCCGATAGGAGCTGAGAAAGTAAATAGATTTTTTGATGGTGATTTAAACAAAGCATATACAGATAGAATTACAGCAGCAGTTGATCCATTTAATACTTTAGCGATTTGGTTATATCCAAGTAAGGATAATCCAAATACTACTGGAGTTTGTGATAAACTACTGATATACAACTATGTAACTCAAAAGTGGTCAGTTGCTAAAGTTAAAGCATCACAAATCTTTAAACAATTCGTAGTAGCAAACACAGTTGAGTTAATGGATATTATTTCTGAAAACTTAGACGATATAAATATTTCACTAGATACAGCATTTTGGACAACAGGACATTTGTATCTTGGTGCAATAGATGAAAATTTTAAAGCAGCAATTTTTTCTGGAAAAACTTTAGAAGCTGAACTTGAAACAAAAGAACAAGAGATATTTCCAGGTCTTAGAGCAAATGTAACTGGCATTAGACCAATTGTAGATGCAAGTGCAAATGTAACTATTAAGACTAGAGATAAATTAGCAGATACTGTTACTACCTCTGCATCAAGTTCAATGAACGATACAGGCATAAATCCTGTAAGACAAAGTGGTAGATACTTTAGAGCAAATGTAAAAATCCCAGCAGAAAGTATTTGGACTAATGCACAAGGAATTGATTTAACTGCAAGTCAAGGTGGATCAAGATAATGAGTGATAAGATTGATATAGATAACATTAGATATTCAATTGAAACTCAAGAGTTTTTTCAAAGACAAGTGGAAGAAGCTGTAAATACATTAATTAATAAAAACAATACTGAAAGCGATAAGGCTTTTAGTTGGTTTATGAATTAGGAGCAACATGACAACAAACATTAAAGATTATTCAACAACACAGGCAAGTAACACATCACTTAATTCTATTGATGTAGATGAGGGTATGCTACCTAGTAATTTGAACAATGCTATTAGAGCATTGATGAAGAATACTAGAGATTGGTACAATGATGCACAATGGATTGAATATGGTGATGGTAGTGGTGCATTTACTGCTGCTTATGCGTCAAGCACATCTTTTACAATCAATGGTGCAGATGTAACTTCTGTTTATCATGCTGGAAGAAGAATTAAATTAACAGCATCAACACCTGGTACAATTTTTGGAACGATCTCAAGCTCATCATTTTCTACAAACACAACAGTCAATGTTACTTGGGATAGTGGTTCTTTGGCTAGTGAAGCAATTACAAATGTTTATGTGGGTGCTTTATCTAAAACGAATGACTCTATACCTACAGGAATCGCTGCAACTAAAATTGCAAATGGAACAATCTCAGACACAGAATTTCAATACTTAAATGGAGTATCAAGTGCTATCCAAACTCAATTAGATGCTAAACAAGCAACTATTACAGGATCAGCTACTACCATTGATACAGAAAGTTTAACTGCTGACAGAGCTGTAATATCTAATGGCTCACAAAAAATTGCAGTATCAGATGTAACATCAACTGAGCTAGGTTATTTAGATGGGGTTACAAGTGCAGTACAAACACAAATAGATTCAAAACAAGCAACATTAACTGGTGGTGCATCAACTATAGCATCATCTAACCTTACAGCTTCAAGAGCATTACAATCAAATGGTTCAGGTAAAGTTGAAGTTAGTGATGTTACAACAACTGAACTTGGATATTTAGATGGAGTATCATCTGCAATTCAAACTCAGCTAGATGCAAAACAAGCTAGTGATGCACAATTAACTGATGTTGCTGGACTAACACCAACTGATAGTAATTTTATTGTTGGTGATGGATCAAACTTTGTAACAGAGTCTGGTGCTACTGCTAGAACTTCTTTAGGATTAGGTAGTATTGCTACACAAGCTGCAAACAATGTTTCAATATCTGGTGGAGCTGTAACAGGACTTGGTTCTCCATCTGCTAGTTCAGATGCTGCTACTAAAAATTATGTAGATCAAGCTGTTGCTGGACTTAGAACTAGAACGATAGCTGAATGTGCAACCACAGCAAATGTAAATTTAACAAATGGCTTAGAAGCTGGTGATGCAATAGATGGTATAACTCTTGTTGCTGGTGATAGAGTTTTAGTTAAAGATCAAAGTACAGCTAGTGAAAATGGATTATACTTAGCAGTATCAAGTGGTGCTGCATCAAGAGATCCTGAACATGACAGTATTGCAGAACTATCTGGTGGAATGGTTGTAGTTAATCAAGGTTCTACAAACGATAATAAAATATTTTTATGTACTACTGATAACACAGGATCAGTTGGCTCAACTTCAATTACTTATACTGTAGTTACACCTAGTAACACAGGAACAGTAACCTCTGTTGGTGTAGCCGATAGTGGTGCTGGAGAATTTACAGTAGGCAGTACACCAGTTACATCTAGTGGAAATATTACTCTTGCAATCAATAGTGTTGCAGACTCAAAATTAGGTACGATCAGTACAGCTAATAAAGTTTCAGTATCAGCTTTAAATATTGATGGAGCAACTGATATTGGAGCAGACTTAACAACATCAGATTTAATCGTAGTTGATGATGGTGCTGGTGGTACAAACAGAAAAGCAGCTCTATCAAGAATAGTAACTTTAGTAGATGCAAACTCTAGTGCAGCAAGTGCTGGTTTTGCAATCGCTATGGCAGTAGCTCTGTAAAATAAAAAAGGAAAATAAATAATGGCACAAAACTTTAGAAATCAAATTACAAGAAACACAGGAACAAGTGCAGTAGATATTTTAGCACAAGCTGATAGTTACGATACAGTAATTGGTATTAGATGTGCAAATGTATCAACATCAGCAATTAGTGTTGATGTTTATATCGTTAAATCATCTACTAATTATTATCTAATTAAATCAGCACCAATTCCATCAGGTGGATCTTTGGAATTAATTGATGGGGGTGCAAAAATTGTATTGGCTAGTGGTGATAAAATCGCTGCTATTAGTACAGTTGCATCATCTTTAGATACAGTTGTTTCTTATATAGATACAATTTCAACATAATAGGAAAATTAACACATGGCATATATCGGTAATATACCAGCAGAATCTTACGCAAGTTTTTTAACTGAAACTTTTTCAGTTTCGGCTACAGCTAACTACACTTTATCCCATGCAGTAACTAATGAGAATGATATTAGATTAGTTATTAATGGGGTAGTTCAACAACCTGGAAGTGGTAAAGCATACACAGCTAGTGGTACAACTCTAACACTTACAAGTGCAACAGTATCTGGTGATGTAATGTATGCAGTTTATCTTGGCAGAGCTTTACAAACTGTTAATCCACCAAACGCATCTGTTGGAAACTCACAAACTGCACCTACAATAATTACTGGTCAAACTGCTGAAACATCTATCGCTACAGATGACACAATATTAATCCATGACACATCAGCTAGTGCATTAAGAAAAATGACTAGAGCAAACTTTGTATCTGGAATTGGTGGTGCTAATACTCCAGCTTTTTTAGTAAGACTTTCAAGTAATCAGACTTTATCACATGATACTTTAACTAGAATTACTTGGGATACAGAAGTTTTTGATACAGATAATGCTTTTGCTTCAAATGTTTTTACAGTTCCAAGTGGAGAAGGTGGAAAATATGTTTTTAATTTTTGTGTATTTGGTGACGATAGCGATAACGAAGATACTTATACTGCTCAATTAGAATTAGATGGAACTACTGTTCCAGATAGTATTGTGGGTTTAGCTTCTCCAAGAACTGGTCAAAATATGATTTTGAGATCAGTTACTATTGTAGAGTGTACTGCTGGACAAGTTGTAGAAGTTACTGCAAAACATCAAGGAACTAATCAAAGTGAAGTAGTAAGGTCATCTGGTTCATTTTTTTCAGGATACAAATTAATAGGAATATAATTATGGCAATAGATAAAATACAATCAGAATCAATAAATTTAGCAGATAACTTTGCATTTACAGGAACTGTAACTGGTGCTTCTGGAACTAACACTCCTAATTTTTTTGCTAAAGCATCTGGCGATCAAGCGATTGCTGCTAGTACGGCTACTGTAATGAATTTTGCAAGTGAAAGATTTGATAATGGAAGCTGTTATGATGGAACAAATAAATTTACAGTTCCTTCTGGTGAAGGAGGAGTTTATGTTTTTTTTGCAAGTTATAGACTTGATAGTATGTATGATGGTAATCAAGTTACTCTAGCTTTTCTTAAAAATGGAAGCAGAGATGATAGATCATTTTTAATTACTAGAGTTCCATCAGACAATACTTCTTTTTCAAGTGGCATTAGTGCAATATTTAATTTATCAGCTAGTGATTATATACAAATTGAAATTTCACAAACGAATGGATCAAGTAGAAATACAGGTGCAGCTTCATGCAGTTTTGGTGGATTTAAATTATTATAAAATTAAGGAGGACAAACTATGGCACAACTATCAACTAAAATTAAAATGTACTGTGATGCAAATGGTGTATCAAAAGTAGATTTTATGAAAGATGTTATGTTGCAAGACGATAGTGATGGCAAAGGTGCTTACATTAAGGAGTGGAATTTAGATATTGCACAACCTACTGACGCACAATTATCAGCACAAGAAACAGCAGCTAACAAAGAAGAAGCCAATAATGTTGTAAGAAGTACAAGACGTACAGCTTATGGTAATATTGGTGAACAGCTAGACGAAATCTATAAAGATATAGATTCTTGGAAAGCTAGAATTAAATCAATTAAAGACGCAAACCCAAAGAGTTAATTAATGGCATACATAGGTAATAAACCAACAGTAGGAAACTTTCAGATTTGTGATGCAATATCTGTAGTTAATGGTCAAGCTGCATACACTATGCAAGTAGGATCAGTTAATGTAATTCCTCAATCTGCTAATCACATGATTGTATCTTTAAATGGTACGATCCAAAAACCAAACAGTTCTTTTACTGTTAGTGGTTCTACAATTACATTTTCTAGCAACCTAGTTACAAATGATGTTATAGATTTTATTCAGATACTTGGTGATGTTCTTGATCTTGGTGTACCTAGTGATGCTACAGTTACATCTGCTAAAATTGTAGATGATTCAGTAACATTAGCAAAAATGGCTTCTGGTACTGATGGGAATATTATTTCTTATGATGCTTCTGGTAATCCAGTTGCAGTAGCAACAGGAAGTTCTGGACAAGTTTTAACAAGTGCAGGAGCAGGTTCTCCTCCAACTTTTGCTGATGCTAGTGGTGGTGCTTATGAAAAATTAGTAACAACAAGTATAACAAGTGGTGCTGTAACCAATATAGAATTTAATAATACTTATATTACATCTACTTATAGAGATTATAGAATTGTTTGTTCTGATTTTGAAGTTTCAGCAGACAGTGAATTAAGAATGACAATAAGTGATGATAATGGTTCTAGTTATAAAAGTGCAAGTAATTACAGATATGCTTCAAGAGCATTTAAATCTGACGCTACTAACAATAATAGAGCAAGTAGTGGAAATTCATATTTTATTATTACTGCTGATAATATGAAAGATGGTGGAAGTCCAAGTGATAGAACCTCTTCAATAATAATAGATATATTTAATCCTTTAAATACAAATACTTTTTTTAGTGCAGCTTGGAGAGGTTTTTTTACTAGTTCTTCTAGTTTAGCTTGTGGATTATATGGTGGTGGTTTTTACAATGCTGATGCAAGTTCATCATTTAATTCAATTAAATTATTTTTAAGTTCAGGAAATCTTGAACTTGGCTCATACACTTTATATGGGAGAAAAATATAATGCCTAGATTTAAAAATGTTAATGGAAAAAAAATACAATTTACAGAAATAGAAGAAGCACAAAGAGATGCTGAAGAACAAGTATGGAATGATGGTGCATTTACTAGAGCTATGGAATATTTAAGATCTAAAAGAAATAATTTATTAATAGAAACAGATTGGTATGCTAATTCAGATGTAAATATGAGTGATGGTATGAAAACTTATAGACAAGATTTAAGAGATATAACAAATGGTTTAGATACAGTTGAAAAAGTAGAAGCTGTAGAATTTCCAACAAAACCAAGTGGAGAATAATAGATGATAATTAAACCAAACAATAATACAATATCAGCGATAACTGCTTTACCAGCTGGTGTAGGTGGTAAGGCTTTACAAATTATATCTACTCCAGATGTTGGAGGTTTATCTCAAGCATCAACAAATTCTACAACTTATGCAGATATTTCTGGTGTTGATTTAGTTTTAACACCTACAACATCATCATCTAAATTTCTTCTTTTTTTAAGTTATAATATAGATACTGGAGGTAGTAGTCATGGTCTTGGTGGAAGATTAACATATAATCATTCTGGTATTTCTCAAACAGAAGTTGATGATAGATATGGTGGCTCTAATAGTGAAGTTGATGGTGATAGAATTAATACTTGGCAATCTCAAAATTATTATTTAGCACCAAACACTACAAATGAAATAACTTTTAGAATACAAATAAATTCTGCAACTAATGGTCAAACAAGTTACTTTAACAGAGGAACAGCAAGAATAATAGCTGTGGAGTACGCATAATGATTATAAAAGCAATACATAAAATAAATCCAAATGCAAAAGTTATTGTAAATGGAGAAGATATAAATACTTGTGAAATACAATGGTTAGATGGAACAACACCAATACCTAAAGCTGACATAGAAGCTAAAATGGTAGAGGTACAAGCAGAGTATGATGCTAACCAATATCAAAGAGATAGAGTTTATCCTAGCATTGGAGATCAACTAGATATGCTATGGCATACAATGGATAAGGAT